ATGGGGTTCCGCCAGATCAGGGTTTCGGACCTCACGGGTGCCGAAGCCACCGAGGACGAGATCGTCACGATCATCGTCCGCAGCCACCCCGATCTCGACGAGCCGAAGCAGTTCGACGCTCTCCCGATCGAGGTCAAGGACCTCAAGCCCGCCGCCAACCTGGTGTCGCTGGAGATCCGCAACGGACGGACGACCGAGATGGTCGTCACGCTGGCCGAGTTCAACAAGCTCGCGCCGAACCTCAGCGCCGTGCTGGAGCGCGCCGACGGCCTCAAGGGTCGCCGCAAGGGCTACAAGCCCGGTTCCTGAACGGCCCACCTACGCCCCCACCTTCCGCTTGAGCGTCCCAACTGCTCGCGGAAGGTGGGGGCCATTTCAATCCCTGACGAAGATGCGGATCAGATTAACGACCGCGTTCCCGATAGTTGCGACACCCCCTGCTCGTCGCCAGGCGTCGCCGTCTCGTTCCTTCTTCAACTCGTCCTTGTACATGCTTTCCTTCCTTCACCGATGTCGAGCCGTACTTCCGCGTCCGTCTCGTTCTTACCCCTACTAGCAACCACACTAACGATCGCCTCAGCCGAACAAGGGGCCGAGACCGATCCGACTCGCTTCACCGTTCACGGCTAACAAGCCCTATGGCGCCCTATAGTGCTCTGTGGTGTGCAGAGCGTTTCTTCGGAAGACGTTCTTTTTTGTCTTCGGATGTCAAGATCCCGGGCGTGTCGCAAAGAAGAAGCCCCGCTGGCTGCGGGGCTCTTCACGTTCAGGGGAGCGGACGAACTCGGGTGCGCTCGACATCAGGCCAGCGCTCCTTCAGGCTCAGCACGGCTTGGTACGCCGACTTCCAGGTGTCGAACGGCATGTTCATGTCCTTCCAGTCGGTCGCGTCCTTCAGCCACACCTCGGCGGTGAACCGGGAGCCGCGGATGACGAGGTCGACGAAGTAGTCGTCCACGTCGCTCAGCCCGTCCTCGTTGGTGCGCATCGGTCCAGTGAGGACGATCGAGCCGCGGAGGAACGGGCTCGTGGTGACGCTTGGCGAGTGGGCCAGGAGCAGCCACATCGCGTGCTGGTTGAAGGGCTTGTTGGTCAGCGCGGCTTCGTCGTTGATCCAGAGCGTCGCTCCGGGCTGGACGAGGTCGAGGATCTCGAACCAGCCGTTGACGAGTGAGTGGATCTGCTCTGCGCTGGTGAGGTCACAGAGGTACGGTTCTTCGGTTGCCGGTAGAACGAGTGCTGTCGTCATGACGCCTCCCTGATCGTGGATGTTCAGCGCGACCGGTCGGTCACGCAGTCGCACCAGCGATCAGGCGAAGTAGTCCTCGATCATGCGCACGGCCGCGTCGTAACCGATGGCAAAGTCCGCGATGTACCCGCGGTGACGGAGGGCGGCCAGCATCGCGGCCTGCTCGTGCAGATGCTCGTCTGCGCGCAGGGACCCGTCTTTCTTGAAGACCGCCACTCCTTCGCGCTTCAGCTCGATGCACAGCCCCTGGTAGCTGCGCCTGGGTTCGTAGATCACGAGGTCCGGCCAGGCGCGGCTGGACTGGAGACTCTTGTGGAGCGTCGCCTGTCCGATCGACAGCTTCAAGCCTGAGGCGAAGTCAGAGCGGAAGATCGCGTCTGGGTAGTGAGTCTTCAGGTAGAGGCAGACCCGCTGCTGGATCACCGACTCGGAGTTTGGAAGCATTGCCCTACGCATGGAGCGGCCCGTCACCCTGCTTGCGACTCCGAAGAAGCAGTGTTCGTTCAGTCAGACCAGCGAGCGAGAGCTGAGCGAGAGCAGCTTGCGCCTGGAGCCCGAGCGACCGGACCAGCTCGTCAAGATCGCGGTCGGTGGTGTCCGCGATCTCCTCAGCCCACGCCCAGAACTCAGGACTCGCCTCGTCCTCGGGTATGCCAGTTGTCCGGTCCTCCCGGAGGAGGTTCACCCACCCGATGCGTTGCACGAGGTCTTGGTGATGCTGCTCGATGCGGGCAGCGTGCTCCAAGCGTGTCTCGGCCGGCTGTACTGCGTAGAGAGTCTCCAGCGCGAACAGAGCGGTATCAGTGCGGCTTGTAGGGATCGATTCGATAGTTCATTCCTCCTAGTTCCACGCACCTGCGAGGTATGCGTGGAACTAGGAGGTCGACAGGCGGAGGGTAGTTGCCTGTCGACCTGAGACTGGAACGTACGACAAGGGGAACTTAAATCGCACGTCCATCCGGAGCGTCCGGTCCCCGCCCCTCAACATGGGCGGCGACGGTGAACGAGCCGGATGGATCAACGACTGCATCGTGGGGCGACGATTCGAACGTCGCAGTTGGGAGAGTTATTGGAGAGGAACATCCCCATGCGGTACCTCTCGGCCACCGCTCTCATCGGCCTAAACGTTGGCCTAGCGTTCTTCCTTCACGCTTCCCGCGTGCATTTCTGTCGTTGATCCGGTTGTGAAAGGTGCGAGCGAATTGAAACGTCTGCCACCGTTTTGACGCTGACCGCTTTGAGCCTTCTAGGGCTGCTTTGATATTCGCATTTCTAGTCAGTTGGGTCAATGCTAATTTGTCCGGCCCGGATGATCCGGTCTGTCGCGCTAAAAACCTGACGGACGTCCACTTCGCTCGGATCGCCACCTCGTAGCCAGTGCTTCACGTAGGCGCGGCTCTCGCTCGCGTTCATCTGAGCCTCCGCACCGAGCTGGTGCAGTGCCAGGTAGGCGGTGGACTCCGCTTGGAACTCGTTGATGCCTCGGTGCATCGCCTCGCGGTCGTCCTCGTCATCTGCGCCGTCTTCGGTGTGACCGGCTACCACGTGGCCGAGTTCGTGCATCTTGGTCTTGAACGGGTACGGAGCAACAGGGGAGACGGCGATGGTCCGGTCGTAGGCGTACCCCATGACGTTGCCGTTGAAGAGGCGGAACGGTTCTACGGTCACGTCCAGCGCCTTGAGAGCTCCTGCTTCGTCCCACGTTGGTGGCACGTACGGAGGTAGCTCGCCTTCGCCGGCCACCTGGCCGTAGTGGAAGAGCGCACGCACCACCTTGAAGCGGCGCATCATCTTCGGCTGGTCGTGCTGCGCGTCTGCCGCTGGCTCTACAGCCTCGTCGCCCTTCAGCTTCACGGTGATCGGTCGAAGGATCGAGTAAGCCCGCTCGCCCTTCTCCACGTGGTAGCCCAGCTCCTGCCAGCGCTTGAACGTGGCCACGGGCTCCGGCGGGCAACCCTGCATTGCAAGGAACCCGAGGTTGCGGAGCGAGTACGCGTGGAAGCGGTTGTAGCTGTCTCCAAAGGACCCCTCGACGGTGAGGATCGACTCCAGCAGCTCCGCGTTGCTGGGGACGTCGATGGACGGTTGAGCCGGACGCCGCTCGGTCACTGGTTCCACCCGCAGCGTCGGGGTGCTCCTGAGCAGCGGTAGCCAGCGCGCTGTCGTGGGCAACGTCCGATGGCATGCAGGATGCGGTGGAGGAGCGCGATCATCGGGCGGCTTCGGGTTGTAGTTGGTTGGTTTTGGTTCATGTCACCTCCTTCGGTGTTCAGTTATGAAGTTCTGTTCTACCCTGGCTTGATGACATCTGAAGAGATCATCAAGCCGGAAGACCTTGGACCCGAGCATGTTGGGCGGATCATCGAGATCGAGCTGAAGGGATCCGCTGACGCCAGCGCTACGGCGGCCGTGATCGAGATGATCAAGTGGGGTTCCGGCATCGTTCAGGTGCACTTCGCTGGGGAGCGAGTTGTGCTGGATGAGGACAAGCACATCATCACGCTCTACTGAGCGGCCGCATGTCACAGCTCGGGCCGAACGGGCGGGTGTACGACACGTATTAGTGCCCCGCACGCTCGGTTCGAGCCGCGACCTGTGGAAAAGTCGACGTCGCCGTCATCTTTGACAGACTCAGCCGGTCGTGGTGTGCGATGCATACAAGGCCACGAACGCGGGCTGCTGTCCAACTTTCCGACTAATTGACAAAGTGCGATTCCGTGCTCTGGCTACTGTCGCTTCTGCGACCCCTGGTGGGTACGTCGCAGAAGATACCTTTTACGGCTCGACGCTATTCCGACTGATCGTCATCGTCGTCGTTGTCATCCTCGGGATCTTCGCCGGCACCCATGGCTATAGCCGGGCTAGCGCTCGTGCTGAAGGTGCTGTTCGTGACACTAACGTTGTGTACTTCACCAAGCTTTGCTAGCGATGAAAGTGCGGCCTGTACGGTTTCTTGATCCGCATGGTAGTCGAACCCTGCCTTCAAGACACCGATGACTCCGCTTGCTGCGTTATCGATTGATTCTTTCGTGTTGCCTATGTGTAATAGTGCCATACGGCCTCCCTGTGTTTAAATGGTTCTATCTATGCACAACCGCTACGACATCGAGGAGATCCTCTACTACGCCCAGAAGGGCATGTCAGCTCGCTTCATCAAGGAGGAGCTGGGGCTCTCGATCTCGGAGCGCCAGGTGCAGCGTCTCGTTGCGACGCGCTTGGGTCGACGACCGACGCGTCAGGCGATCCAGCGTCCGGACTCCCTCCGTGACCGCGTGATCGCCTACATGGAGTCGCAGGGACTCGATCGGTACTACTGCATCGCGTGTGAGCGGCGCCGGCTGGAGCCTGGCTTCATCCGCGCGCTGAACGCTGACCGGTCCCTCGACGTCCTGGTGTTCGTGTGCCGCCACTGCTCCGTGGCGAGCGACGTCTAGGCAGCGGCGATCCTCCGGCGTCGAGACTTTGCTCCGCCGATCTTCCCTGCCACGCTCGCCAGCTCGGGGTTGGCCGCGAAGCCGCCCGTAGTGCCGTTGCGACCTCCGATGCGACCGATCTTCTTATAGAAGTTCGGATCGTTGGCGAGGTTTTTCGCCGCGGCCTTCCGCCCGCCCTCGACCGTGCCTGCCATCAGCGGCGGCCCCACGGCCAGGACCGCTTTTTCTTCTTGCTGATGAGAGCGTCCCGTTGCATGTCGAGGCGAGCGTGCAGCTCACGGTTGGCCGTCTCGAACTCCTCACGGGTGATGAACCGACCGAGCTGGTCGAGCCCGTCCTGAAGGCGCTGTTCGTTAGGCGTCAGCTTCGGAGCGGCCGCACGCCGGACCGGGTTGAGCCCAGCCTTCTGCGCGTCGTGGAACTTCTGGTCCTTCGCGTTGGCGATGTAGGACATGCGCTGTTGCTTTGCCAGGACGAACGCCGGCCACGTCCTCGTTCGTTTCACTGCGCGGATCGTCTGACCTGACACGTGATGGAACTCCGCCATCTCAGCGACGCTCCTGCGGCCGTCCTTGATGTCTCGTGCGATCGAGTGGAACTTGATCTTGGTTAGCCTTTTACTCACTTGGTGGTTCCTTGGGCTGTGCCCATTAGTTGTCTTGGTGCCAGCAGGGCGAGCAACTGTGCTCGTGCTGGCTGTTCCTCGCAGGCGGCGCAGAGGCCGTCACTGTCGAGCGTTGTGCTGTGGGCGAGGCATGCACGGCAGGTGCCCACCGTCTGTGCCTCGTGCTCAAGGATGTCGCCCTCGGCGCGCATCTCCTGTTCACGGTCGCTGAAGTACTCGAAGACCTGCATTACTGCGCGTCCTCTAGCTCACCGAGCTTGTCGATCACCGTCGACGCGTCCGCACTGCTCCTGACCCGCTCGAGGGTGTTGACCACCCACTCCTGGTTTTTGCCCTTGCGCTTCGCCAACGTCTCGATGAGACCGATCTGCTTCTCGCTGGCAGCCTTCGTCGTCGAAGGCGTTCGCGTGGTCGGTAGCTTCGCATCCTTGCCGGCGTCTCCGTCATCGTCTTCGCCTTCGACAGCGATCCCGAGCGCGGCGCTAAACGCGTAGCGGCGGTAGTAGGTGATGACGGAGCCGACATCCTGGGGGGAGACCCCCTCGATCGGAACGCGGATGCGCGTCCCCTCGCGCTCACCAGACTCGTGACGGATGATGGTCTTCAGGTAGGTCGAGCCGTTGTCGGCCTCGTCGATCGGTTGAGTGACGGCGAGCTTGTTCTTCTTCAAGTGTGGCTGTGCAGTAGCTTCCACGGTCGCGAGGTCGGCGTACTTGTACTTGCGGCTCCCTGCCTGGCCGGAAGACGACCGCTTGACCACAGGCATGTCACCGCGAAACGCGACGAGCGCTGCTGCTATTTGACTACCTTTGATGATCCCTTCTGCCATGAGTGTTCTCCTTCTTCAGTTGAATTAGTATCTGTCGCAGCTCCTTTCTCTTCTCAATCGCGAACGAGCCGTTCCGGACGCTGAGGTTCGCGAGTAGTGTGACGACCGATATCTTCTGTCCGGTTCGTTCCGTCTCTCGCTGTCCTAGTTCCTTGAGTGCCGCTCGCATGAGTGGATCCCACTGATCTGTTGCTTTGACTTTCGTTGCCCCGCTGCCGTAGCTAGCGCGGTCGATTTTCCAAGTGCCTTCTTCCATGTGATCGCTTCCTAATGATGTCCCCCTTGTTTTGCTATTGATGAGCCCGGATGATCGGCTGTCGGACCGACTTAGTGTCCCGCCTTCTTCCTGCAACTCATTATGCGCTTATGCTGCGAATAGTCAATACTTTTGTCGCACGGAATGGTATGGGCTTATCCACAGGCCCGTGGAGTCGCTTTTACGTCGCTTACCGTGGTGTGACAGTGGCTGTGGGGGAGACGTGCGCTTCGGCCCACGCAGGATCGGCGTGCTGGCGGGGATCCGCGCCTCGTTGACACGCGTACTGGTGTGTCTCATAGTCACTTCCATGATTCTCCTCGACCGCGACCGCCAAATAGTCCTGTCAGTTGGGCGCTTCGGGCAGCTCGCGGCAGGACACATCCGAACGATGCACTTCACTGGATCGTCTGACACCCCGATGTATCGAGCACTCAACCGGCTCGTCGAGACGAAGTTCCTGGCCCGCCTGGAGCGGAGGATGATCGGCGGTACGGGGGCGGGAAGCGGGCAGTATGTCTACCAGCTCGGGCGGCAAGGTTGGGCGTTGTGTGGGCGAGAGGGGGCCTACTGGCCCTTCAGAGCGGTCAAGCTGCACTCCATGGCGATCGCGGACGCCTACACCGCCCTCCTGGAGTACGAGCAGAAGGGCCGGCTCCGGATCGACAACTTCGAGACGGAACCCGACAGCCATCGGAAGGTCGGCAACGTCATCGTCCGACCAGACCTGTTCATAGACATCGCCGACATCGCGAAGCGCCGCAACCTGGCGTTTTGGGTCGAGATCGACATGGGCACGGAGCGCCAGACGCAGATCAACGACAAGCTCGCGGGCTACTTGGCGGCTCTGGAGGCCGCTGAGACGTTCGTGCCGTTCGTACTGTTCATAGCGCCAGACGACGAGCGAGCGGCCAAGCTGAGGTACTGGATCAAGCAGTACGGGGCGGAAGAGTCAAAGATGTTCATGGTCTCTACGACCCATGAGTTCGCGCCGCTGATATTCGGCTAGCGGGCTTCCTGGTACCGAAGGATCTTCTTTGCCGGAGAAATCATTGACTTAAGTAACGATGTGCATCATAGTAAAAAGCACGAAGCTCTCAGTTCAAGATTGCTTCGTCCTGAGTTCGGCCTGTAGGGGGTTGCAATCTAACTACGTTCCTTCATAATAGAACGTGAACTGAGAGCTAACCGTCCTACTAAGGGCGGTTCTTTTGTAGTCTCGGGAGTCCCTGACTGTTGGCTTCCGTGCAGACGTAAAATGGCACGGTAAAACAGCTCAACGTTTTCGGCTATCGTAAAGCCTGCTTTGTACTGATGGGATCAAAGAGAAACAACCCGCGCACCTTTACATTCCGGTTCAGTTCATACGGCTACATGTCCACACGAGTTGGACTATTTCCAATGCTGAGGTGCACTGAAGGCTCTCGCGTGGTCGGCTAGCAGTTGCTCATCCTCAACCACTTATGGAAAAGGGAGTGTAAAGCTGCTAGCGCCATGTAGCCGTATGAATCAGTCTGTTACGTCGTCATTAGATCCTTAACTCACTGGGGAGTTGCTACTCAAGCCATCCCTGAAGAACCCACCGACTGCACCCCACTCAGGGAATGCTTCAGTACTAACTCCCCGAGCCTGCTACGCGCTCGACAGGGGGCTTGTTCGCGTTGGCGAGTTTTTCCGCTTTCTTCATACCCCTTATCCTACGACGTGCACTCCTTCTCGCAGCTTGTCGTTTCATGCCCTTGATCTCATTACCCATGTAGGTGCGATACGCTTCACCGTTCATGAGGCCAGAGGTGCGTCCAGTGAAGGCGCCCAAAGTGGCACCAAATCCTAAGAGAATTACTAGAGCCGTCAGAATGTTATCGAGAAGCGAGAACTTCCCGAATGCATCCCATTGCAGCATGACGATCGTCGATAGACCAACGAAGACGGGAACTGAGACCCATGTGAGGATCTTTTCGTGTACTGGAATCAGCTCGTGGTAGTCATTTAGGCGCTTCGCTTGCTCCACTACGCGGCGTTCGAATCGATCCTTTTGCTCGCCCTCAGGAAGATCCTTAAGTACCGCAAGCTCATTTTTCAGGCGGCGGTTCCAACGGATCGTCGGTATCGCGATTGGTACGAGGGCGACAACGGTCGCAGTGAAGAGCGGTATCGACAGGAGGGGAAGGATCGCGTCGACCGTCTCTGCCGTTGTCATGGCACCACCGTAGGACACTCCGCACTGCCTCGCGTTCGAACGTACGTTCGACTACGGTCTGAGGCCATGGGCAGTAACCGACGCTACGAGGACCACTACGACCGCCTCAGGCAGCAGCGCGTGACGGAGGCAGCGGTACGCCCGGTCCCGGTGTCCCTCACCAGCGAGGAGCTCGACGTCGCCAATCACCCCGTTCAGCGGGGGCCGGCCGTCCCCGTGCGAGCCTGGGTGCGCTTCAAGGAGCAGCCCGTCATCACGGAGGCGTTTGCTGTCGAGTGGAACGATCGGGCAGTGCACGTTGAGTGGAGTATGTCGGACGGGACGAAGCTCGATGCGTGGGGGTGGGCAAACGCTGTACGTCGGATCTGACATCTAGGCTGGCCCCTATGTGGTTTGAGACGGTGGTCCTGCTTGTGGTGGGCGCAATCTTGGGTGTCCTGTTCCAGTGGCTTTTCGATCGCTGGCGCCACGTCGCCGACGATTATGAGCTCTGGGTCGATTATGACTACCGCAGTATTGCGTCCGAGCGAGCATTATCGCCAGGCCTTCCAAAGTTGGAGTACGCGGTCCAGGGGGTGCCTGTCCCGGACCCTGGTATTCTCGACGTCTACGTCTGGTCGGCGGGTAAGAAAGATATTCAGTATTCTCAATTTGACCAGGTCCTCGATCTCACGGTCGACTTCAACGTCGAAGTTTTTGACGAATTGAAGGGTGGGCATGAGCATAACGCTGCCAACCTCGTCATGAGCATGTCGGCCGACGGTCACTTTTCACTTTCGCCTGGCTTGGTGCGAAAAGACATGGCGCGCCATTACAGGCTGTTGGTCAGTGGCGAGCCGAGCATGAAGATCTCGAGCCAAATCAGTGACGTAGTTGTACGTTCATACTACCGCGAGTGGCATAGGCCGTGGATTCGGAACAGGATCAAGCGATGGGCGGGCGGCATTATCTCGTTTGTCGTAGGTCCAATAGCCTTCAATGTCCTCGGCATCAAGTTCTGGCCATTCCAGAAGTGGCTTGTCGCTAACGACCTAGATCCGCTTATTGGCCTCTTGATCTCGTTTGCCATTATGGCGGTCGGGGTCACCTTGTTTACGACCTCCTTTACTCCACCAAGGAAGCCTAGCCGTGCTGCACGGATCTTGAACAGAAACATAAAAGAGCATGTGTTGCCGCGGATGAATGAATAGTATTGACTATTCGTAACGTTCGTGCTTAACTAAAGGCAGTCAAATAAACAGGAACACAAACATGACTGACCTAATAGCAATCACTGACTACCGAACGCCGAGCAAGATCACGTTCGTCACAGTCAAGTAAGTACAACTAAACAAGGAAAACTGAATATGAGTACAACACACACCAAAGCGCCACACGTAATTTTCACGAAGGCACCGACCCGACTCAGCCTTTCAACCTTCGTTCTGACCGTCGCTGTCACGGCGCTGGCCTTCGCAACAGCCGGAACCATCTTTGGCTACTTCGCCGGGATCGAGATCCATAGCCAGGCTCGCCAGAACGTCGTCAGTGACATGCAGGTCGTGTCAAAAGACCAAGCGCGATAGAAGCCGTCTCTACCGCGCCGCAGAGCGAGACGGCCCAAGACGCGCCAGAAGCGCTCCTCGAGCCACTGGCAGTCTCTCCGCAGGCCACAGCGCCCGTTGAAGAGCCGACGCCGGCCGTCGATACGGAGGCCGAGGCGAAGGCGTTCATTTACCACCATGAGAGTGGCACTCGGACTGACGCCATCAACGCGTCGTCCGGAGCCTGCGGTCTCGGCCAGGCCCTGCCGTGCAGCAAGCTTCCGTGCTCGCTGTCCGACTACGCGTGCCAGGATGAGTGGTTCACCGAGTACATGAGCGGACGCTACGGCTCGTGGTCCGCAGCTGCTGCGTACTGGGCCTGCACCGGTCACTGCACCAACAACTTCGGCACGGTCTTCAAGGAAACGACGTGGTGGTAGACCCTGGGCGCCTCGACCAGCTGCGGGCTGGGCTCCACGCTCGCATCAAGCAGGCGACCGAGGCACGCCGGGCTGCCCGGGTCGGTCCGCAGACCTGTGTTCACACGTGGGAGACGTTCAAGCAGACGGTGACGGTCGAGAACGATCGCTTCACTGGCTCGGCATACCTCGTCGTGCGGGGATGCCGGCGGTGTCACGCCAAGGAGCTGTTGAACTACGTCGTCGGAGGTCACCGCTAGGCTCCGGGCATGGAACCTGGATCTTGGGCGGAATGGGTCGGCTCGATCGCCACCGCTCTCACCTTCGGCGGGGGCATCTTCTTGTGGCGCTCGGACATTCGAGGCAAGAAGCGGTTACTTGCGAACAAGTTCTTCGCGGCGACAGCACTCGTGGGCGATGATGAAACCGGCGAAGTGTACTTCGAGGTGCGCATTCACAACACCGGCGATACGGCCATTTACATGGCTTACGTGTCTTTTTTCGATGTTCACAACAACTACCAGACGGAAACCGTTAGTGAACTCGATCTACAACTTATGGAGAACGTGGTGAAGCCAGGCGTCAGTAAGACGACGTCGATCGAATTTTTCATTGACCCTGAGACGTATGATCCAGTAATTTCCTTCTGGGATTCAAACGGTGCTCACTGGCATCGACTTATTAGAGGGAATTATTATCTGTCCGAAGGTCAGTTTGCGCAGCGGCAAATGAGGGGTAAGCGTTTTCGCTCTCTGAGGACGTGGTTTTCTGAGCGGCGAATGCGCAAAATCATCGCAGCAAGGTCGGCAGCGAGGGCGAAGAAGAAGGAGATTGAAGGCTGATGAATTGGGGTAGCGTTGCTGACTGGGTTAGCGGACTGGGGACGCTAGCGGCGGTGCTTTTCGCCCTGTTTCTTTACCAGCGAGAAAAGCGTGACAAGCGTTACAAGTACGCAGACAACTTCGTCACGCGCCGAGAGATACGACCTCCGTTGCATGACGAAGACACTCGTTCGGTTTTCATAAGCCTCGTGAACACTGGGACGGCACCAATTCCATTCGCTTTTGTGATTGGAGCAGAAGACGTTGCAGGGAACGTGCACTTACAGCTATTCAGCTTCGTGCCGTCGCCGTCTGGACGCAACGCATTTGGTAGTTCCGGTACATGGCAACCAACCGTACCTCCTGGGGCTCGCGTGGTTGCGACCTTCACGTATCCGAGGGATGTTGAGATTGGCGAGTACTTAGTGGTAATGCAAGATGCTGCGGGCGCATCTTGGTACCGCGAGGTTGTAGCTAATCGCTTCATATCAGGCAAACAGGCAATACGCGATTACCCTGCGCTCTCAAATCCCTCTGTCGCGATCAATGGGACTATGGTATAACCAATAGTATATGGCAAGACCTACGAAGCTCACAAAAGAACTGGTAGAACGCGCTGGGAAGTATATCGGTGAGATGGCTCGCTTCGAGTTGCCGAGCAACGTCGGCCTCGCGATCTTCCTCGACGTCGCTGAGTCCAGCCTCTACCTGTGGCGCGATGTCGACAGTGCGCTTGGTCGCCGATTCTCGGAGACGTTAGCTCGAATCAAGACGTTCCAGCATTACCAGGCGCTCAACAAGGGCCTCAAGGGCGAGTGGAACAGCACCATCGTCAAGCTGGTCCTCGCGAATCACGGCTACGTCGAGAAGCGTGAGACGGACCTCACGACAAAGGGCAAGGAGCTACCGGCGCCGATTCTGGGCGGTCTGACGCAGCACGTGAGTGGTGATGTACCAAGCGACCACCGCGACTCGTAAGCTCCTCGCTTTGAGGCAGCGCATCAAAGGCGTGGCCGGCGGTACGTCCGCAGGCAAGACGATCTCGATCCTGACGATCCTCATCGACAAGGCGCAGTCCGACGGCACGCCGACCCTGACGTCCATCGTCAGCGAGTCCTACCCGCACCTGAAGCGCGGGGCGATGCGCGACTTCCGCAACATCATGGAGGCGCACGGCTACTGGCAGGACCCGAGCTGGAACGCCACCGACTCCATCTACACGTACGAGACCGGCTCCAAGATCGAGTTCTTCAGCGCCGACCAGCCGAGCAAGGTCCGCGGCCCTCGTCGTGACCGGCTATACGTCAACGAGGCCAACAACGTCAGCCACGGTGCCTTCGACCAGCTGGAGGTGCGCACCAAGAGCGAGGTCTGGCTCGACTGGAACCCGACCAACGAGTTCTGGTGGTACGACGAGGTGGCTCCGAACCGCGAGCACGACTTCATCACGCTGACCTACGTCGACAACGAGGCGCTCGACCCGCAGATCGTGGGGAGCATCGAGGCCCGCCGCAACAACAAGGCGTGGTGGCAGGTGTACGGCCTTGGACAGCTCGGTGAGGTGGAGGGCAAGGTCTTCACCGACTGGCAGATCGTCGATGAGGTGCCGCACGAAGCGCGCCTCGAGCGACGCGGCCTCGACTTCGGGTACAGCAACGACCCGACGGCCCTCGTAGACATCTACAGCTACAACGGCGGGATCATCCTCGACGAGCAGACGTACCAGAAGGGCCTCAGCAACAAGCAGATCGCGGACATCCTCCTGAACCTGCCGCAGCCGCGCACGCTCGTCGTGGCGGACAGCAGCGAGCCGAAGTCGATCGACGAGCTGAAGAGCTACGGCGTCAACGTCCTCGCGGCCAACAAGGGCCAGGGAAGCGTGCTCCAGGGCATCCAGAAGCTCCAGGACCAGCGCGTGAGCATCACGAAGCGCTCGACCAACGGCATCAAGGAGTACCGGAACTACATGTGGATGACGGACAAGGAGGGGCGCATCCTCAACACGCCGATCGACCTCTGGAACCACTTCCTGGACGCCACGCGCTACGGCAACGAGACGCTGAAGCCCACGGCCGGCGAAGCGCGCATCAAGACCGCCGACTGGGTGGCTCGCGCCAAGCAACGGCCCCGAGGTTGGTGAAATCGCTATGGACAAAAGACGTGCGCTGCTTCATATTGAAGGGCATAAAGGCACTACATGGCGAAACGCAAAACCAATAGCAGCGACACCACTTCTAGCGACTCCGTACTTCAGAAGAATCTGAAGCGGTACAAAGATTCCTACGACTACCAGAAGGCCAACTGGCACGACAAGTGGGACCGGGACAACAAGCTCTACGACCAGGAGCGCGTCCACGCCTCCTACGTGGGCACCACCGACACCTTCGTGCCGATCCCGTTCAGCACCATCGAGACGATGACCAGCGCGCTCAACAACGCTGAGATCCGCATCGACTACACGTCCGGCGATCCGATGCGCAAGACCGACATCGCGCCGCTCAACGCGCTCATCGATGAGTACGCCGAGGACGACCAGTGGGACCTCAACCAGGAGGACAGCTACCGCGAGGTGCTGAAGGTCGGCATGGACGCCAACATGCTCATCTGGGACATCGATCACCCGCACGAGGAGACGTTCGCAATGCGCGACGCCATCGTCGACCCGACGGTAAAGAACCCGGCGCAGCTCCAGCAGCACGGCTACTACGCCGGCCGCCGCTACTTCGTGCGCAAGGGAGCGCTGGACGACTACGAGGTCGTGGACACCGATCCCAAGAGCAAGACGTACGGCGAGCTGGTCCCGCGCTTCAAGAAGACGGCCGAGGCCACCGCGACGACCGCGAACGACGAGCCGTCCGACGCGCAGCTCAAGGAGATGTTCGCTGGCTCGACGCTGAGCTCGGCCAAGGACGACCAGGACGAGATCTTGGAGATCTGGGACGTGGACCGCGTCGTCACCATCAAGAACCGCCAAGACGTCATCGAGGACGTCGTGAACCCGTACAAGGCACGTCACGAGCAGATGCTCCTCAAGCGCTACCTCGACGCCGTGCCGGCCGATGACGCTGAGGCACTGACCAAGGCGCAGGCTCGAGCGAAGTCCGAGGCGAAGGGCATCGTGCCGTTCTACTTCTACCGGAACTACCGGAAGAAGAGCCTGTTCTACGCCTCCAGCGAGCTGAACGCCATCGCCAAGGAGGTCGAGCGCCTCAACGACATGACCAACATGGAGGGCGACGCCATCATCAAGCAGCTCGCCATGCAGCGTGAGCTGGACCCCGACTACATCGACTTCATCGACCTGATCAACGACGACCCAGGCACGGTCTACCCGTTCAAGCCTGGCTCGCTCGCCAACATCCCTGCCGGCGTCATCCCGCCGAACTCGTTCAACAACCGCGTCGACATCAAGAACGGCATCCGCGAGGCCACGGCCATCTCGGAGGCTGCGAACGGCACGCTCAGCGAGAAGGACCGCACCAAGTTCGAGGTCGGCTCCGCGCTCCAGCAGACCGGCGCACGCATCGAGAGCAAGGCGCGCATCTTCACCGGCGACGCACTGTACTGGAAGTACTGGATCCTCCTCAAGATGATCCAGCTGTACGTCACCGAGCCCCTGGTCGTTTCTGCGCCCGAGGCGAAGAAGACCGGCGCTGACGTGCTCATCGAGTACGGCTTCGACGTGACGGCGATCGATCCCGACCTCATGGAGGGCGTCGCTGTGTTCGACCCTGCCGACATCGCAGGCGACTGGAAGCCACGCATCACGCTCGAAGTGGACGCTGAGTCCAAACAGGCCGAGAGCCGCAAGGAAGCTCGCGAGACCTACCAGGCCGTCATACAGGATCCGACGAACAACCTCGTCGAGGCGAAGAAGCGGTTCTACCCAAAGATGTTCAAGATGGACAAGGAAGACATCGAAGCCATCATCACGCCAGACCCAGCGCTGGCCGGCCTACCCACTGATCCCGCTGCCCTCGGCGGCGCTCCTGCACCCGTAGGAGTCCCCGGTGTCTGAGTACAGCGGTCTTGACTTGGCGACGGACGCAACGGCGTTCGCTAGCTCCCGCTTTGGCCAGCACTACCTGGCTCGCCTGGAGGCGTCACGCAAGCGGCACATCGACATCGCCATGAACACGGAGCTGAACGACTCGTACCGCGCGCACGCGGCCACGAAGGCGGCGACCGTGCAGTCCGAGATCGACTACTTCACGACCAGCCGCAACGTTCTGGCCGACCCAACGCTCCTGGAGCGGCTGAAGGCTGCCGTGCGGGGGAGGGAGACACCCGAGCCGATCGTGTAGGTGTGCTGGGGCAGTACGAGCCCAATACAAAGTAAGCAATTCGTCCTGGTTACTTAGCTCGTGCTCCCGCAGCACCTCTCCACCAATAGAGAGGGGTGAAGTAAGCATGGAGACGGTTACATGGATGAACCCATAACCCTTGCTACTCCTCAGGAACCAGGCGCCCCAGAGGCACAACCTGTAGAGCAGCCAGCAGCGGCGGATACGACGCCCGTAGAACCAACACCAAATGACACCGACGAGCCGGAAGCGCCCGAGCCAGATGAACCAGCAGACGAGCCCGAGGCTCCCGCTGATGACTTCGACTACAAGGCGTGGCTAGACAAAAAGGGCATCGACCCGAGTACTCCCGAGGGGCAAGAGGCAATCGCCAAGTCCTGGCGCGAGATCGAGAAGAAGATGCACTCGTCTACCCAGCAAGCCTCAGAGCTTGCCAAGCAAGTCAACACCACCGCAGCAGTCGATCCCGACGCTACCGAGGCGCAGAAGGCCTACGCGATAGCTATTCAGCTCCAGAACGCAGCAACGATCAACCAATGGAAGGTCGAAGCCAACGTCACCGCTGAAGAGGACACCGCCATGGGCAAGTACGCCGAGGCGAACCCCGAGACAGCAGCGCTCCTCAACGAGGGCCGGCTGACACTCGATCAGTTCCGCGCGTTAGCAGTACCGGCGAAGCCCGTCGATACGGGTGCGATCAAGCGACAAGGTGGTCAGGAGGCACTCGAAACGCTTGCGAACAAGCAGAGAGCGACTTCACCTACTGGAAGCGCAGCCACGGCCGCAACCCCACCGAAAGAAGACCCGTTCCTCGCTGGATTCGAAAAACCCTAAGCAGGACCTACATGAATGGCTCAAAACCTCGCAATTAAATACAGCCCGAAGGTGGCTGAACGCTTCAGTCAGACCAACCTGACCGAACGCGCTGTAAACCAAGACTATGACTTTGACGGCGTCACAACTGTCAACATCTACTCAGTCGACACAACCGCTCTCGGCAACTACGCCCGCACCGGCGCGAACCGATACGGAACACCAACCGACGCCGGAACAACCAAGCAAGCCCTCACACTCGCCCGTGACCGTGCCTTCAGCACCGTCATCGACCGCCGCAACAACGACGAGTCGCAAGGTGTGATGGCCAGCGGTCAGTGGCTCGCTCGTCAGATCCGCGAAGTGGTCGTGCCCGAGATCGACACGTACCGCCTCGCTGCGCTGAGCGCCGCTGCGGTCGCGAACGGCAAGAGCACGCTCGTCACCCCTGGTGCGACGACTGCTGGGAACGCGTACAACAACTTCCTGACGCTGAACGCTGACATCACTGATGACATCGTGCCAACGACCGGACGTGTCGCGTTCATGACTGCCACGTACTACAACTTGCTTAAAGCAAGGCAACTTCGTTCTCGCGAGCGACGACGCCTACAAAGACCGCAAGACCGGCTCTCTGGGCCAGATTGACGGCGTGGACGCTGTGGTCGTTCCAGGCACTTACATGCCGACGAACACGGACCTCATCATCACCCACCCAGACGCGATGGTGAGCCCGATGGTCCTCACGGACTACATCACTCACAAGAACGCACCCGGCTACAACGGCTGGTTGCTCGAAGGACGAATCGTTTACGACGCATTCGTGCTCACTACCAAAATTAACGCGATCGCTACTCACCGCGTTGCGGCTTAGTAGCTGAGAGGATCAACCATGGCTAAAGAGAACTCTTACCTTGATCAGATCAAGAAAGAAGCTGAAGAGCTGACGCTTCGACGTCTCAACGACGACGAGCGCTTCGACGCACACCGTGCGAAGGAGGACGCGATCAACGCGGCTGAGCTGAAGTACCAGGACACGCCTGAGGCGGAGCTGATCGGGGCAACGCACGGAACGGGTGAGACAAACCCTACTGCGAAGAAGGCATCTGCGAAGAAGTAGGACACACCACTCCTCAAAGAGAGCGACCGTAGCAGGTCGCTCTTTTATTTAAGGAACCACTTGCCCAATGTCTTTTGCGTAGTAGCTAATCTCTGTGCACTGAACCGTATCTGTCGAAGACGGGGCTGGCTCTGCACCCAGGTCCAGCCGCACTAGTCGGGTGAACTCGGCCGTTGAACGACCAGTTCGGCATCCGAGAGCCGCGGCATAGCCGACGACCCAGCTGTCTTCACCAATCTTGATACTCGGCTCTGGGCCGATGGCGTCAAGCAGCGCGGCGTTCATCGAGTAAAACGCTTCTTTCTGCGCTTTTAGAGCGTCTTCAGCGGCGATGACGGCACGGTTCGATCCAAGAATTTGAACGGACGCTATTGCGGACGCGACACCTTTGGTTCCGTCTTCGATGCGTAGCTGGTCTCTCACGGCCTCATCGGGCAAGTACTCATCGTCGCCATAAACGTCAAAGAGGATGTCGTTTACCAGAGTTGATTGCGCCTCTAAAGCCTTGCCAAAGTCGGAGTACGCTCGAATCCGCTCGGCGCGCAGGAAGTTGTCGACCTCGTTCTGTCGAACGTTGTCGTTCTCTATACCGGTCTGCACGAGATTCACGCCGAGGCCAACAACGGCTCCGACGACGACGCTTACCACAATTGGAGGGAGCCATCTCCGGACCGGTTCTGACGTCTCAGGCATGAGCGCATCGTACACGACACCTAGGCAGTCGCACGGCAATTTGTTATTCTAGGTTTAACTAGGACGAGTCGCGGGTACCATATGGCCGACTACAACGTGTCCTCTCTCATCGACAAAGTAATCGCTCGAGCAAAGGACTCGTCGTTCAGTCGTGACCTTGTCCGCGGGTATCTCCAGGACACGCAGGACGAGGTGCTGAACCGCCACCGCTTCCCGTTCACCGAGGCCCGGCTTGTCGAGACGCTCTACGCCGACTCAACCACCTTCGCGTACGACAGCGGCCACCAGGAGATCCTGCAGCTCGTCCTGAGCCGTGCTGACCAAGCTGCCAGCCTGAGTCACCCTGAGTTTATCGAGCCAACCGAGTTCTTCGAGCGAAACCCAGTCCCTGACACGAACCCAGTCGGCCGCCCCTCGACCTACACCGACTACGGCGGCGAGCTGTACTGGGACCGACCATTCGACACTGACTACACGATCTGGCTGCGCTACCGCGTGGCCGCTCCTCGTCTCAGTGACGACAGCGCGCCCCTCATCCCCGAGGAGTTCAGCAACCTCCTCGTCGAGGGCGGGCTGGCCGGCGTTGAGCGCTACCGGGAGAACTTCGACGTGGCTGCTCTGCACGACCGCAGGGTCGAGGACCTCGCGGAGGACATGCTTCAGCGGTACGGGCTCCGTCAGCTCCGTGTCGGCAAGTCATCGCTACGAGGACGACGTGGTTAAGTCGCGCTTCGGCTACCGCACTGCGATCCCTCCGCTCTCATCCTCGAAGGGGCAGACGAGGGCGATCAGCTTCAAGGACGGCGTGAACACGTACAAGGACAACGACGACATGAAGGTCACCGAGTTGGCCGCTGCGTACGATGTCCGCTTCGTCAAGATCGGTCGCTACCAGACGCGCCGTGGTCTGGATCACTACTCGGTGCCCGTAGGAGAGGCGCTGAACGCGTCCGTCTCGTCAATTGCTTCAGCATCCGTCCTGACGGTCAGCGGCTCGCAGGCGCTGTCTCAGAAGCTCACAAGCACCAAGACCGAGCGCATCACCCGCGCTGAAGTTCGCATCCGCTCGACGGCAACGAGCAGAGGCACCGTCCTCGTCGAGCTGTGTGCCGACGCAGGGGGAGTCCCAGGGGCTGTGCTCGCCCGTAGCTCGATCCGAGCTGCTGACGTGTCCAGCGCGTGGTCCTACCGAACTGTCCGCTTCGCGGCTGCTCCCGACATCAGTAACTTGACCGTCTTCTGGGTGACCATCCGCGGTCAGTCAGCGAACGTGGGGGAGTACGAGGTCAGCACCACCGGCTCAGCCGCAACGGCACTGTCGAGCGCGACCGCCGGTGAAGCCTGGTCCACCACTTCCGTCGCCGCCAACGTCGCGGTGTACTCATCGCCCGCTGGGGGAGTGAAGGGGCTCTTGCGTGCCTACCGATCGAACGGCCAGAAGGTCACCCTGTTCTCGGCCGGCGGCTCGGTCTACTCCGTCAACGACACAACGGGCGCTACCGCCGTCGTGAGGTCGGGTTTCAGCCAGCCAGCGACCCACGTCCGGACTCAGATGGTCCAGGACGCGACGTACTGGGTGAACGGGCTCGAGAAGCCTTGGAAGTACGACTTCAACGAGTGGACGCAGATCACCGCTGCGCCATACACGCCAGACCTCATCATCGAGCACAAGGGACTGCTCTTCTTCAACGACGTCGAGGACCGTACCAGGATTTTCTACTCCAACTTCGCAGAGTACGACCGGTACACCAGCACTGACTTCATCTACGTTCCCGCTCCGAAGAGCTACGACGGCCTGACCGCCTTCGCCAAGCTGAACGGCGTGCTCTACCTGTTCGCGAAGCGCAACAAGTTCCAGCTCAACGGGTCCGACAACGACACGTTCAACCTCGACGAGGCGCCGGACCAACGTGGGACCTTCTCGCAGGAGTCGGTGGTCTTCGACGCGAACTACATCTTCCATGCCGACGAGGAGGGCGTGCACATGTTCAACGGGACCGAGAGCCGCAACCTGGCGGAGTCGTTCCTGGAGGACTACCTGGCGATCCCAAACAAGAGCACCATCCAGTTGGAGCTGTACCGCAACCGCCTCTACGTCTTCCACGGACCGCAGGGAGCCGCCGCCAACACCAGATGCTTCGTCTACAACCTCCTGCTCAACTGCTTCGAAGCGCTCGACCTAGGTACCCCGATCGGCCGGACGTTCAGCCGCTACGCGCAGGACGACGTCTTCCTCCAGGCGAGCAACCGCGTGGCAGCGATCTACTACGGCGAGCTGTCGACGAACGACCACCACAATCTGGGCGATCAGCTTCAGTACGAGCTCAGGACCGCCTACAACCACTTCGACACGCCCGCCTCCAGCAAGCGGGCACCGAAGCACTACCCGCAGTTCCCCTCGGTCACCGGCTCCTACGCCGTCGAGGTGGGCTACGACAAGGACTTCGCGGGCGCACCCTCGTACTCGTCCGTCGACGTCTCCGGCAGTGGGGCTCGGCTGAACACCGGGCTCAGACTCAACACCGGTGTCCGCCTGGCCGGCCAGCGCATGGTCGAGCCGAGGCTCACGATCCCTGGGACGTTCAAGCGCATCCAGCGCCGCTACCGCCACGTCGCCGCACGCGAACCCGTCGAGCTGGACAGTGAAGTGCTGACGATCGAAACGCAGAGGCTGAACTGATGGCCAACAACTTCAACCAGATCAACTCGTCATCGTCGCAAGCCGCGATCGTTGCGCAGGTCAACCGCAACTTCGCGAAGCTCGACGCTGAGACGAACCTCAAGACCTTTGGCGGACAGAACAGCCCTGACAAGCTACTGATCGGCAAGACCAGTGAAGAGACGCTTGGGCTCACCTACCGTAAGAACGACGACGACAAGATGAACGTAGGCCGCCTCCCGAGCGGGGAGTTTGGCTTGGTGCTGAACGACGAGCAGGGCACGCCTTCGATCTACATGGCAATCACCGAGAGCGGCAAGCCTGTACTGAAGGTGGCGAAGGACGGGAAGAACGCCGAGACGGACACAGGGGACGATCTGATCTTCGACTCCTCGCAGAACGTCATGAAGATCGTGAAGACGGGCACTGTGACCATGAGCCCGCCAGCGAGCTGGCCAACCATGGGAGTCGTGACGCAGGTCATCCCGCACGGGCAGCCGACGATCCCTGCGTTCATGGTCTACGTACAGAACCCAAGCGGGCTGTACTACACGTACCCCGGCCTCTCGAACTTACCGTCGTATGTCCACCTCGGTCCGACTGGCGAGATGATCTTCTCGTCGGCGCGCGCGGACTCGACGAACCTCTACATCGATCTCTCGAACGTCTCAAGCTTGAACGACGGCCTCGATGACCTAGTTTGGAGTTACAAGTATCTGATCTTTCAAGAGTCAGGAATCTGACCTATTTAAACTCCACTTGCTGCGTGTTATTCTAAAGGCAACTAGGACGAGCCGCGCGAGAACTTATTCATGGCCAGAAGCCTCGACCAGATCCTCTCGGAATTGAACCCAAGCTACTCGGGTAGTGAAAGCATCATAAATACTCGTCTCAACGCCATCCCAGGTGAGACTGAAGCGGGTGTCGCGCAGGCCGACGCGAAGCTGGCCCAGGCCAACACCAACATCCTGGACGCCTCACGCCGCCGTGGGCTCGGCTTCTCGGGCATCCCAGTGGGGGAGCAGGCCCAGTACGCCGCGACGGACTATGCGCCGGCTATCGCCAACCTCAAGTCCTCCGGAGCGCAGAAGGAGCTGACCCTCCAGGAGTCGCTACAGCAGCTCGCTCGTGACAAGCGCAGTCAAGCGCAGTCGATCTACGAGGGCGAGACAGCGCGTGACCTACAGGAGCGCCAATTCGCGGAGCAGACCCGCCAGTTCAACGAGAACCTGGCTGCGCAGGAGCGGCAGGCAGCCGCGGCTCGCGCAGCGGCCACCTCTCCGGTCGCAGACATCTCCCGCTACCTCGGCGGTCAAGCCCAGGCAGGTCAAGGCGGGTCACAGCCATCCGTCTCCCGCAACAAGGCGGGCGGTTTCGCGTTCACGGGCTCGAACGGCGCGCCGATCACCGCGGCGCAGTACGCGGCTCAGACGAAGCAGAGCATCGGCAACATCTTGTACGAGATGGGCTCACAGGGTGACAAGTCTGCTCAGTACGCCTACAACCAACTGAAAGCACGTCCGAACGATCCGACCACCCTCAACGTCCTTCGTACGCAGTTCCCTCAACTGCTAGGAGCGGTGTGATGGACAACGGCTTCAGCAGACCAGCGTTCGACTTCAAGGCAACACCAGCTCCGGCAGCCAAGAAGAAGAAGGGCTTCCTCCTTGACCAGATCAGTACCGGAGGCGGGATCGGCGGCGCGCTCGCAGGCGCAGCGGGCGGCGCAGCCCTCGGCTCGGTCGTCCCAGTCGTCGGTACAGCCGTCGGTGGACTCGTCGGGGCACTCCTCGGTGGTGGCATCGGATCAGCCGGTGGTGAACTCGCGGAGAACGCGATTACCGGTGACGACCTCGGCAAGAACGTCCTGAAGGAAGGGCTCATTGGCGGTGCGACATCGCTCCCGATCGGTGCAGGCCTCAAGCTGGCTCGTGCTGGCGTCAAGGTAGGCACTGGTCTCGGCTCCAAGTCGGCGGGTCAGCTCGTCCAAGAGGCGGGGATCCAGACCATCGGCAAAGGTGCCGTTCGCAAGGGCGTGGCGAGCGGTCGCTTCGATGACCAGGCTGGTCTGACCGCCGAGCGTCTCTTTGGTGGGAACCTCACCGGCACAGCAGCCGGCGGCACTGTTGCAGCAGGGGCCTCAGCCGCTCCATCGGTCACCTCAGTGGGTGGTCGGCTAAAGAACGCTGGCAACAAGGCCCTGCTCTCGCAGTACGGAACCATCAGCAAGCCCTTCGCTCGCTCCACTGACCCAGCGGGCACCATCGCCACACTCGCTGACGCGGGCATCACGAAGCCGGTCGACGCCGAACGGCTCGCGGCAGCGGTCACGGGCTCAGAGGGCCTCATCACCAAGGCCGTGTCCGACTCCGTTGGACGCGCAGGCGGAGTCAACATCGACCGCGTCCAGCAGGTATTCACCGACGCCGTAGAGAACTACGGTCTCGTCGAGAAGGACCGCAAGTCGGTCCAAGCGGTGTTCACCGCGCAGATGAACAAGCTACGAGGCGGCGCCAAGGGCTCAGTGGCAACTGAGTTCAACCCCACGGAGGTGCTGTCAACCATGCGCGCGCTCGAGAAGCGAGCAGCCGACCTCACTGGCAAGGGTGACAACTACCGTCTGTCGACCCCAGAGCGGGCCGACCAAGCAGCTGTCCTCAAACTGGTCCGAGACGAACTGGAGGATGCGCTCTACACGGGTGCAGGTGCAAACAAGCAATTATCGAACACCCTGACACCAGCACTGAGGGCTCAGCTACTCGACCTCCAACCCAACAACCCGCAGTGGGCAAAGTACGTGGACCAGAACGTCATGAGTGCCAAGACCGTGGGCGACCTACGTGGCTCGATGGCTCCGTTCGTTCGAGTGAGCAAGATCATCGACGAGGGCGAGAGCAACTCGCTGACTGCCGGCGGACGTGTCGGGAACGCGTTCAACGCTGGCGGCGTCAAGAGCATGATCGGCGAGGCTGTGACGAACGTGGTCAAGAATCCGGTAGCCAACGTTGCCGGGAACACCCTCCGCTCAGCGAGCCAGATCTCAGGCGGTGCGCTTCGAGTTGCGCCGACCCCAGGTCAGGGCGCTCTACCACTCGCTGGGCGCCAGATCGCGGGCCGGCTACTCACCGGGTCCGAAGACGCAGCAGCAGACCCGTCGCTTGAGACAGCCCTGGCCTTTAGCCAGCTCGGCGGAGGGTTGGCAGCTGGCACGACGCCGGACGTTGCTCCGACTAACCCCACCGGCTACTCGTCGCAGGAGCTCGGCCAAGCACTGATGCAGGCTCTGGCTGCTGGCGACTCTGCCAGCGCGGACGTCCTGAAGGACATGTACGCGCTCTCGACCGAGTTCGAATCGCAAGGAGCAGGCGCGGAACTGAACAGCGTCCAGCAGAAGAACCTCATCGCTGCGGGCAACGCTGAGACCGCGCTCCAGCAGCTTGAGACCCGTCTGGCAGACGCAGGAGGCGGCTCCGGCGTGTTCGGTGGACGCGTAGCGAACACGCTCGGGGACTTTGGTCTGAACGGCTCTGCGAAGCTCTACAACGACGAGCTTCAGAGCTACGTGCCGGTCATCCTGCAAGCGCTGGGCAAGACGGACGCCCCGTCCGAGACTGAACTCAAGGGCATCATCAAAACACTTCCTCAGATTACTGATAGCCCCGAGCAGGCGCAGGCAAAGCTCGCAGGACTCCGTGCACGCATTGCAGCGGCTCAGCAGAACACGATGCTTTATGGTGGCGGTGAAGCTACTTCAGCGCTTTAGCCTTTACCGCATGAGCACAACTTGATATTCTAGTAGTAACTAGGACGGGTCGCACTGAGATAGACAAAATGGGTGTAGTAACCGTCCCACAAGCTAATCCAAATGACGAGCTCACTGACACCCTGATCAACCAGGGACCAAACGCGATCGCTGCTGCCGTCAACGGCAACCTCGACGACGCGAACATCTCTGCCCTCAGCGGCTCGAAGATCAGCGCAGGCACCCTCACTGCGGCGGCAGCAGACACGAACTCGAACCCGGAGACCCGGCAGAGCGAGACCGTCGGCAACATCGTCGCGTCCGGCCTGATCTGGTCGCCGACGTCCGGCCTGAACGGGACCATGACGAGTGGTGTGGCGTACGTGGCGGGGAAGCGCCTGCCGGTGCCTGCCGTCGCGTCGTACGGCTTCACCGCCTCTCGCGACACCTACGTCTACGTGGACAGCACTGGAAACGTGCAGTACAACCCCCAGGCGCTCGGTACGGCACGACCAGCGACGCCGGCCAACAACGTCCTGGTCTCGAAGGTCACCACCAGCGCAGGTGCCGTCACTGCTGTGAGCGACCAGCGGAACACGACTCTCACCGATGCTTGGCGCTCCTGGACCCCAACGTGGACCGACCTCACGATCGGCAACGCGACCGTCGACTTCAGATTCGTCGTCATCGGGAAGACGGTGCACATCAGGGGCAAGCTCATTTTCGGTACCACCAGCTCGTTCACTCCGTCGAGCGGACTCTCGTTCACGGCCCCACTCGACTACAGCTCGACCTACAACGTTCGCCAGCAGATCGGGAACCTCAGCATCGAGGACGCGGGCACGGCTTCCTACTACGGCGTGGTGCGCATCAACGACACCGCCAGCACCAGCAAGCTCCAGCTCGGCGTCTTCGGCGCGGGTGCTGCGTACGCGAATTTCGCCAGCATCACCTCCGCCGTGCCCATGACTTGGGCGGCCGGGGACCAACTGATGATCGCCGCCACTTACGAGGTGGCCTAATGGCAGATTTCGTCATACCAAAAGACCCGACCAATAACGACATCATGCTGATCCTGGTTCAAATGAACAGCACGCTACAGGCCGTCGAAAAGCAAGCAATCAAGACTAATGGCAGGGTTAATACTATTGAGGAGTGGAAGACCGGGCTTATTGCCGTTGCCCAGCACCAGCGCGACAACCCCGGCCAGCCCCAACAGATCAACGCACCGAACGCGACAACCGTGCAGGTGATGACTCCAACAAGATGGTTCCAGTCTAAAGAACTTGTCAGTGCGGTTGCCCTCGTCGCGGCTGCAGTAGCAACTGCTCTCACCGTGTGGGCGGGAGTCTCCCAATGATTACGTTCGCAGTCGTCGCACTCCTACGGCTCATCCCGTACCTCTTCGCCGCCGTGAACGCCTGGACGAAGGGCTACCGGTGGCTCACCGCAGCCACCACCCTCATCTCGATCCTTGTGGTCTGGAACTTTGTCGCGCCGCTCTCACCCGAGTGGTCCGGCCTGACCTCGAGCATCTTTGCCCTGCTTCTGATGTTCCACGCGCTAGACCTCAAGCCGAAGGAGCCACGCTCATGACGCTTGAACAGTTCCTGGCCGCGTACCCGATCGGCGGGTCCTACGGCAACCCCGGCACCGGCACCTACAAGGGCCAGTGCGTCTCGTACGTCCGCCTCTACATGGAGCTGGTACTTGGGATCAAGACCGCGGTCTGGGGCAACGCTGTCGACTACTGGTCCAACCCGGCGGTGCTCGCGCACTTTGACCGGGTCCCGGTCGGCCAGGAGCGCGACGGTGACATCCCCGTTTGGGGAGACGATCCGGGTTCGTGGACCGGGCCGGAGGGCCACATCGGCATCCGCTACAACGGGCGGCTACTCAATCAAAACTACGGCGGCAGCTTGAGGGTCAGCATCAACACGATGTTCGCACCCGGGCTACTCGGCTTCCTAAGAGCGAAAGGAGAAGAAATGATCAAACCCAGTGAAGCACAGGTGAGGGACGTGTTCTCGCGCTACGCAGACGCAGTTCCAAACAAAGACCAGGTGCCGTATTACGTCGGCAACGACGTGCGGCAACTGCAGGGCGACATCCTTGGCACCACCGTCCCTAGTGCTGACGAGGTGAAGGATGCGTTCGCTCGACTCGCGCCGTGGGCGGACGACAAGGCAGCTCTTGGCTACTACACGGGCAAGCCAAAGTGGCTGCTCTACAAGAACCTGGCCGGTGCACTTCGCGACAAGCTCGACGAGGCGCAGAGCGCTCAGAGCGGCGCGGGTGCAGACAAGAAACTGGCGGCCATCAAGGCTGCGTTAGACATCAAGTAAAAGGAGATCATATGACAGCAAGTAAAGCATTAGCAGGAGCAATCGTCGCGGTACTCGTGGCGCTACTCGCAAAGTACGGCATCGTCCTCGGGGACGAGCTGAACGCGGCAATCACGATCCTGGTAGCGGCGGGAATCGGGTTCATCGGCGTCTACATCGCACCGAAGAACAAGGAACTGTAATGAACAGGCTCGGAGAGATCACCAGGGGAGACGACCAAACCATCCGCGTGCCGGTCACGTCGCTGTTCGGTGATCTCACGAGCGCTCGTGCGTACTTCTACGTTGTGCCGAAGACGGCAGCGCCATCCGACACCGTCGTTGACCCTGCCGCCCTCATCACAGCAGAGCTGACCAGCCTCGCGGCTGACACCCGCACCCTCGACTTCGTGCTCAGCTCGCAGCCGTCCGTGCCGAACTCATCTCTCATCCCGCTCGGGCAGTACAACTGGTACGTCCGCGTCGTCAGCTCGACCGGCAAGGTCACCAGCGTCCGTCTCAAGGGCAACGTCGTCCAGGTCACCCCTCCCAAGGGCGATCCGCAGGTACGCACGACCACCCTTTCCAGCTCAGCCGTTGCCACGGGGCCGGCTGGTCCAGGCGTCGCCAAGGGCGGAAGCGCCGGGCAGTTCCTGCGGAAGCGGTCCTCCGCCAACTACGACACCGAGTTCGTCAGCCTGACCAAGGGTGACGTGGAGCTCGGCAACGTGGACAACACGAGCGATCTCGACAAGCCGATCCCGACAGCGACGAGCAGCGCGCTGGCGACGAAAGTCGACAAGGTAAGTGGGCTCGGCCTCTCATCGAACGACTACACCGGGGCCGAGAAGACGAAGCTCGCAGGGATCGCCGCTGGAGCGACAGTCAACGCTGCGGACGCGAGCCTCCGCGATCGCACGACGCACACGGGCACCCAGGCGGTGTCGACGGTGGTCGGGCTACAAGCGGCGCTGGATGCGAAGGCTCCTCTGGCCTCACCAGCGTTCACGGGTACGCCGACCGGCATCACGAAGGCACACGTCGGTCTAGGGAGCGTGGACAACACGAGTGACGCGAGTAAGCCGATAAGCACGGCAACTCAGACTCTCCTCGACGCGAAGGTTCCCCTCGCTGGAGCGGCAACGATCACTGGGACCAAGACCTTCTCCACGAAGCCGATCTTCCCAGCCAGCATCGCGGTCACACAATCTCCAGGCACTGACCGTCTTGCGCGGTCAGATGCGTCGGGAAATCTGTCTTGGATATACCCGCGTTACCAGAGGGTCTTCTACTTCGAAGAGTATGGCGCAACAGGTGACGGCCTAGTGGATGACACGAACTTCTTGAACGCCACTTATTCTGCCGCGAATGCGGCGGGTGGCGGTGAGGTGCGTGGGATCGATGGGAAGACCTATCTCGTGTCCGGTGAAGTGCGACTCCAGACAAATACCGTGACTCGCGGAATGTTCACGTTCAAGATGAAGGAATCGTCACCCCTGGCCGTTCTTCGTGTCAGCGACAAGTCGAACGTTCGCATGGAGAACTTCACGGTAGACGCGTCTCTTCAGTCCGGAAACTGGAAGGCGATTGAGGTACTGAACTCAACCACGGTCGTGATGGATGGCCTGAAGCTGCCGCTATGCGGAGGCTTCGGCATCTTCGTCACAGCTACGGGGAGTGGCGTAACGGACAAAGTTTGGATCGAAAGTTGCGAGCTGAAGGGCAAGGGGGTCAACGACGTCATCGGTGGTGGTCCAGCTAACTCGTCAACGGCAGAGGTCCGTCGAGTGTGGGTCAGGAACTGCATCGTCGAACAAGACACGACAGATCCTGCCTCGAACAACTACACCAACGCCATTGACCTCGTGGCGGCAAACATCTACGATTTCTCCGGCAATAAGACGAAGGGTAACATCACCTTCGGGAACGAACAGTACCCGATTCAGTATGCGTCGATCAGCAATGACAACGTCGTCGAGCCGGCGATCGGCAAGATTTACGGTGTGCTATTCATGCTCATCAAACCGGCTGCCTCTATTGCAGGGCGCACCATCCGTCTGAACAACAACACACTCAAGAACTCCTGCATCTACGTGCAGAACCAATCGACAACATCTGTAGCTACCGATGTAGAAATCCACGATAACGTGATCGATGCATCAGGTGTCTCTCTGAGCGACGGCTTCGGAGGGATCAAGCTGCTGAAGGTACGGTTCGCCTCCGTCAAGGACAACCTGATTAGTGGTGAATATCTGAGCGGCAGTATCGTTACGAGGTCTGTCAACTACGGCATCATTTTGAACAACTGCACAGAGACTTCCGTCGCTGACAACGTGGTTCACGGTTTCGTCAATCAGGGGATCTACGAAGACGCTCTATCGACGAACAATCACTACATCTTGAACAAGCTGAGTGACAACGACGCAGGCGAGATGAGCCTCCTCGGGACGAACGCGACAGTTCTGAGCGTCAATGCGAACGGCTTCCAGAGCAATAAGGCCATGAGCGTGCCGGTCACCCAGCGCTCCGCCGCCACCACTCTCGATGCCACCCACTGCTCCGTCGAGCTGAACACGACCGCCGCCCAGACTCTGCCGGCCCTCGCTGGCTGCCAGGGGCGCATGTACGAGTTCGTCAACATCAACGCCGCCGCCGCGACAATCAAGGGCAGCGGCGCCGAGCTGATTGGCAACGTGACTACGGCCAACACCTACACGCTGCCGTCCGGCTCAGCCGTGACACTGAAGGCGTTCCCGTCTGCATGGAGGGTCGTCTGATGACGTACAACCCGAACGCTGACAGCCTGATCTTCTCGCAGACGGCCAACCGGACGATCACCAACACCGCAGCAGAGACCAGCCTGCTCGGGACCGGCGTCGGCTCGAACCTGATTAAGGCCAACGCGCTCACCGTGGGCAAGCGCATCCGCATCCACGGCGAGGGGATCTACTCAACACCGCTCGTCGGGTCATCGCTGACTATCCGCGTCAAGCTCGGGGGAGTGGTCGTCGCCTCGGTGGTGACGTCCGCGCTGCTCGCGAGCGCGACGAACAAGGCCTGCACCTTCGACTGCCTCATCGTGGTCCGCGAGGTCGGCACGGCCGGCAAGGTGATCGTCGGCGGTGAGGCCTCGTACTCCATCGGTGCGAGCAAGTTCTTCCAGGACATCGACAACGCCGGAGCGATGACGACGCTCGACACCACGGCTGACATGTCGCCGGACGTGACGGTGCAGTGGGACCTAGCGAGCACGACGCGCTCCATCACGAGCACCATCGCGACGGTCATGGTGGTTTAGCCCGACGCTGGTAGCGTGGCGTCATGTCGACACCTCCCCCTCCAATGTTCGTCGACCCGACGAACGTTCCTGGGGTCCTTGACTGGTGGGGCTTCGTATTAGGAGCTCTCGGTATTGGATTCACGATCATTCAGCTACTTCGAAGCCGTGGTGCATTGAAAGAAGCCACTAGAGTTCTTCGTGAAGCTAAAGCTGATGTCATGAAGACGCAGCTTGTGGGTGTGCTGTCGGTTTTCGAGGTTTGGATTGACCAAATCAATGATGCTATTCGACGTGACGATCCCGACCTGGCCAGCAAGGCACTTGGTGACTTTAGCGGAAAGGCTTACGAGGCGTACGGACTGCTCAAGGAGGCGGACCCTGCGCTCACCGAGTTGCTTGAGGAGATCAAGGCCTGCGCCGACGCGGCAAGCACAGCTCGTTCTGAGTTGTACCGCAACGTCGAATACTCAGTCGAGACGCGAATCGGCGAGCCTGTCCAACGATTGCATGTTCTCGTTCCACAGCTTGGTCTCGCAACTGTAAAACTGAAGTATGACTTAGAGAAGAAGGTATAATGGACAACGAAACGTGGGTAAAACTGTTACGCGGTTTGCGAAGCGCGACTTTGCATGCAGCCTTACGTTGGGCAGAGAAAGAGCGGCGCTATGAGGATAGCGGAAAGAAATTTAATCGACCACCGTCACTGCGTGGTCGCATCTACTCTGCAAGACAAAAGAGTGCAATGTACGAGATCGTATCAGCGGACCCCGCCGGCCGGGGTCCGTATGAGTTTGCTTTTTGGCGGATTGTAGACAACCGGTTGGAAACGGCAGGAGCCGTTTCCTCAAGTGCACGTCTAATTGACCATCAGAGCCTTGAACTCAACAATGAGCTGGAGCGACTTTTCACGGCTGTGGATTCAACTACAGAATCAGGTGATGCACTGGTCAGTCGTCTGCTTCGGGAGCTCCAGGAAGACGGCTGAAAGCGCTGACAAAAGATACTGGAGACTGTGGTCCGTCGAAAGATTGACAACCCGCGAAGGTTGTGAATCGACCATTGCACGCAA